CTGCAGGCAAAACTCGAAGAATACGGACGTGTTATAAAAGATAAACTTGTCAAAAAGTGGAAAGAAGCTAATACAGATCTTGTTAATGATACGAACCTTGCACTAGCTAAAATGACTAAAAGCATTTCGGCGCAGGCGGAAGCACAGTATCAAATTGATCTGGAAAAGCTAAAACGCGAAAAAGAGAACAAGTTAAAAGAAGTTGCACTGACTCAGGATAGCGCTGAAGCTAAACTTGCAGTAGAGCGCTGGTACAACGCGCAGCTTGCGCTTATCACAAAGCAGCGGGACGACGAGCTGGCTAAAGAACCAAAAACTTGGAGTGAAGCTTGGAATACGGCGCTTCAGCAGATGGTCGAGAATTTCGGATCCAAAGGTAAGCAGATGCAGGACGCTATGAACAGTGTCGCGTCATCAATGGCTGACGGTTTTACAGACATGTTTACTGATGTACTGACTCTCGATTTTAAAAACATCGGAAGCTCTTTTAGTAGCATGCTTAAAAGCATGCTAAAAGCAATCGCTAATTTCATGGCAAAACAGGTCGTGACGAGTTTTTTAAGCCGATTTTTAGGCGGTGGCGGGGGAGGCATCGGAACTGGGATTTCTCTCGGCGGCAACTTTAGCCAGAGCTGGGGTGACCGGATGATTGCGTCCGTAGCGCCTAAACTTAGTTTTCGCGCCAACGGCGGCCCGGTATCCGCCGGGCAGGCATACATCGTCGGAGAACGCAGACCGGAGCTGTTCGTCCCCCGCACATCCGGCACGATTATCCCGAGTGTCAATGTAGGTCGACAGGCGCCGGAAGTGCAGGTGGTTGTTCAGAATAATACCGGCACCCCAATGCAGGCTAAAACGCAAACAACGCAGCAATCGGATGGTCGGATTCTGAAAACGATTATTCTGCAGACCGTAGCAAATGCCGTTTACACAAACGAAGATCACATGCGAGATGTTATAGCAGGAGTCCGCGGAGGTTAATATGCTGAAATTCCCGAATATCAAAAATCCGATCTACCCGCTAAAGCATAAGCGGGTAGATCATACATACAAAATGGAGCAGGACAATGAAACTATCAACACGCGGCCGCGGTTTACGAAAAAACCGCTACATTTTACTCTGCAGTGGTCAGCTTTACCCGCGGCCGATTATTCATTGCTTGATACTTTTTTTAATGATCAGGCGTATGGCAACGCCCTGAAATTTCAATGGACGTATCCGCCGGAACCGGGGTGTAAATTTGCAGGGCAGACGTTTACCGTCCGATTTTCCGGGGATCTCGAATTCGACCTCGTAAATCCCGGATTGTTTTCAGGGCAGGTAACACTGGAGGAAGCTTAAATGGAATTATCTACAGCCGCAATCATTGAAAAGAATAAAACGGCTTCTAGCGGTGCTGATCTTCTTCTCTGCGACATCACATGTAGAGATGAAAGTCTGCACTTAGTAGCTAATAATGAAAATATTGTTTTTCAAGGCGTCACTTACTACGCTTACGCATTCAGCGTCGATAAAATCAAGGTGAGTAGTACGGAGATGTCATCAGCGCGGCTGAATATCAGCAACGTCACAGGATCCATGCAAGCTTTGCTTGAAAAATATGACGGTGCGGACGGCGTTACAGTATCTCTTAAAGCGATTAATACAAATGTTCCGGATGAGATTTTAGACGAAGAGGTATTTGATGTTATCGGGTCATCAGCAGATAAAAAGACCGCAACGCTAAACATCGGGACAAGTTTTTCGTTGCAGAAACGTTTCCCGGCAACACGCGTATTAAAAGACTTCTGTCCGTTCAAATTCAAAGGGCGCAGATGTGGATATAAAGGACCGGCGACAACCTGCAACAAAACTCTTTCTGATTGCCGCAAATGTGGGAATAACAAGCGTTTTGGTGGGTGCCCGACAGTGCCACAGGGAGGCCTCTATGTTAGAGATAACTGATCTAATTGGAATACCGTTTTCGGAAATGAAATGTTGGGATCTGGTGCAAGAGTATTACCGCCGGAACGGGAAACGTTTACCAGACTATCGCGAGCTGCTTACTGCTGACGGAGTTCCTGACGGGCACGATCAATATAAAGAGATTAAGGAGCCTGAATTGGGCTGTATATGTGTGTATGCAATTAAAGGGCATAGTATTGATCATGCAGGAATCTATCTCGGCGGCAATCAACTTCTGCACGCAACCGAAGGCGGTGTGTGTATTGAGCGATTTTCTAAGTTTTTGCCGCGCTTGAAAGGAATGTACAAATGATACACGTAATTATCGTTAATAATCCGTTTGACCGACGGCAGAGAAAAGATTATTACGAGTCATGCAGTGGGAAAACGGTTAAAGAATACCATTCCGAAGAGGGAGAGAAAGTATACGCAATTAACGGTGTCCCCTGTGATGCGGATTATATTCCTGCGGACGGGGAAGAGCTTGTTGTTATGCCGAAAATTGAGGGTAAGGCTTTGGGGTGGATTTTATCCATCGGAATTACTGTTTTGTCTGCAGGTGTCGGGGCAGGTCTTATCGGCGGTATGACGAGCATGTGGGTGCGCATGGGACTCTCTCTTGCAATCGGCATGGTCGGTAACGCGTTGGTCAATAAACTGACGCCAACACCGAAAGCCGACTTAAGCAATACAGAGCAGTCAAACACTTACGGCTGGGGCGCTCCGACGACGTTGACAGGGCAAGGGTATCCTCTGCCTATCGTTTACGGCACCGTTAAAACCGCGGGGATTATGCTTGCCAGGCACGTGGTGTCCGAAGGCGAAAAGCAGTACCTAAATATACTCTATTGTGTAGCGGAGGGGCCGATTGATGATATATCCAACATCGAGCTCAATGGTAATCCGATAAGCAATTATTCGGATGTTCAGGTAGATATCCGTCTGGGTACGAATACACAAAAAATTATTCCGAATTTTAACGACTCTTATGCCGACACCGGGCTTGCCTACGAACTCAACGATGACGGTAACTGGCATACGCATAAATTAGACGGAAATACGGCGCAGGGACTCGAATTAACATTTTCATTCCCTGCCGGACTATACTATTCAAACGACAGCGGCGGTACTTCTGAAACTTGGGTTGATCTGGAGGCTCAGTATCGAAAAGTCGGTGACTCCGACTGGAAGAATATAGAAGTTGGCCGGATTAAGAAAAATACCAACAAATCATTCTATCTTGTGTATTCAGTTCGTGATCTGACACCGGTACGCTATGAAGTACGGGCAAGATGCACCAAAAAAGATGGTACGTCTATTCGGTATGCGAATAAAGTGCAGTGGCAAGGCGTCACGCAGGTTATTTATGACGATTTTGAGTACCCGGGCAAAGCACTTATCGGAATAAAAGCGTTGGCTACCGACCAGTTGTCAGGGAACGACCCATCTATGACGTGTCTCGTTACGCGTAAAAATGTCAATGTTTGGAATCCGGCAACAAAACATTATGAAGAATGTCCGGCAGACAATCCGGCGTGGGCTACTTATGATATCCTGCACCACTGCCTGAAGATTGATACCGCAGAAGGCGGCTTTGAGTATGAAGCCGACGGCGTCCGAAAAGAAAATTTAGATTATTACGCTTTCAAAGCGTGGGCGGCAGCATGCGCTAATGCCGGGATGGCGTTTAATTATTTATACGACAGCGCTATGTCCGTATGGGATGCAAAAGACTACCCGTGCCGCGTTGGTCGCGGAGCTATTCTGTTGATGGGGACTAAGTTCTCTTGCGTCTATGACTATGCAGGAACGCCTGTACAGTTGTTTACCGTCGCCAACATGAAAAAGGACTCTTTTAAAGAAGAGTTCCAGTCTCGAGATCAGCGGGCAAACGCAGTTGAAATATCGTTCTTGAATAAAGATAAGAACTACGAACGTGACGTGCTGACTGTCTACGGTGACGATTATGATACGGCAGAACAAAATGTACAGCCCGTGCAAATTGAACTTATGGGGTGTACCTCATTGAAACAAGCCTATGCGTTCGGACGGTATAAACTTCGGTCGAATAAGTATGAAATTCGTACAGTTTCGTTTGATGCGTTTGTTGATGCTATCGCCTGTACAATCGGTGATGTTATCCTTGTACAGACCGATAATACGGTGTGGGGGGCAGGTGGTCGGATTGTTGGCGTTAACGGAAAAGAATTAACGCTGGATCAGCCTATCGATATTGATTACAGCTCAATTTTTGTCCGTGACCAGGATACCGATAAAATCTATGAATCTGCAATCACGTCAATAGACGGAAGCAAAGTAACAGTTTCAGACGCTACCGGTTTTTCTGCAGACGCGGTTTATGCTGCAGGTAAAACGGGGAAAATAGCCAAACAGTTTAAGGTGTTGGCCATTGAAAAAGGAATGGACGATGCTACTCGGACAATTACAGGCATCGAATACTATCCGGAGTTGTACAGTCCGGATACGAGTAAAGTGCCGGAAATAACGGCATACGATACTATCGTTAACGGCCCGACGGATCTTACCGTTACCTGTACTGTAAAAACTGGTTACGGAGCCGGCACAGACTGCTCTGTGCATTGCACTTGGATTAACCCCAAAACAGCTAACACGGTATATCTTGAGACAAAAGAAGACGGAGCAGGTGTATGGGTACACCGCGGAAGGTTTGAAAACAGCGAAAATTCTTATACTTTTGAAGCGGATGGAACAAAGAAACACACAGTCCGCGTATACGCCGAAAACGAACTCGGAAAACGATCTGACTACTCTACGGCCAGAGTTGATTTATCTTCGTTTTTACATCCTGCGCCAGCCGCTAAAAATATCAAAGCATATACGCGGTATAGAGTGCTGCCAAACGGAGAGCATCGGTACGATGTGACGATATCTTGGGAATCTGCAAACTTGGTTGGCCGCGTCTGGTACAAAACAAATCATGCGTCAGGTGAAGACCTTGTGATACAAGAAGGTATGATTGCCGACGAACTCGGTTTCGCCGGAGCATGGGTATATGCGGGGCGGGGAGCAGGTAAATTCACCATACCGCAGGTTCTACCGGGTGACACTTACCGAATAGCTATCACCACTGCTGACGAACGCGGGATATACATCCTTCCGGATGATGCGCCATATATTGATCAGTTTATCGCGTTAAAAACGACCATACCGAATACTCCGGATAATTTCCAAATTGCATTTACTCAAAATGTACATTTGTCGTGGGATCCAGTAACCAATGCGGATGTGCAGTTTTATGAAGTTCGAACAAACAGCAATGCAGGCGGTGATTCAGATGCGTTGCTCGCAAGAACGGATGGATTAGCTATAGATACAACGCTAAGCCAAAGATACGGAACGCTGTATTTGTTTGCTTGTAACACTCACGGCAAATACTCCGCCCCGGCGATACTGCAGTATAACAAGCCGGTACCGAAGAAACCGAATCCGCCTGTGCTCACAAGTACAATCGGCGGTTTCGGACTGACAGCAGAATCAATCCCCGCGGACTGTGCCGGCATGAACATCTACATCAACGGTACGGACGGGCAGAAGAACATCAAGACAGAAAATAACAGCTACAGTCACACTTGCGGCGCAGGAATCTATGATGTATCCATCGCTTATTATGACCTGTTCGGTGAAGGTGAAAAGTCAGGAGAGAGCCGTGTAGTCATTAAAATCTCAATCAGTAAAGAAATGCTCAAAGATGAAGCGGTCAGTCTTGCTAAAGTAGACGCGTTAGTTAAGCAAAAGCTCAACGACGGCGCAATCGCAAAACAAGATGTTACTACGATAGTGTCAAATCTCGGCAATCTCATGCTTGCAAAAGCTAATTATAGCGCCATTGCGCAAATGACCGACGCAATCAATTTGCGAGTGCAAAAAGGGGACGTGATCAATCAGATTAACGTATCACCGACTACGACGACAATAGACGGAAAGTATCTGCACATCAAGAGCACTACGGTTATAGATAACAATGTCATTGTCTCAAGAATGCTTGCGGCAAAAGCCGTTACAGCGGATAAATTGGCAGTTACATCGCTATCCGCAATAACGGCAAAAATCGGTACTCTGCAGACGGCAACAAGCGGGGCGAGAACGGTAATTCAAGATAATTTGATTCGTGTTTATGATACGAATAATAAAATGCGCATGCGGTTGGGGGTGTGGTAAGTGCCGCAAGGGTTACAGTGCTTTGACGAAAACGGGAATCTCATACTTGATGTGACAGATAGGCTTGTTAAATACATCGGAACAGGATTTATAGATTTAAATGCTACCGAAGGTGAGATCGTAAACAGTGAGATTACAGAGAAAGGAGATTTGTGGTATGTGCTTATTGCCGGAACCGGAAACAGTGAGAATATCCCGAATTTTTATTGGGAAAATTTACTTGCGGAGTTTCCGATGCTTACAAAAGAAAAAGGGAAAATCAAGTGGAAATATACGCGAGCCGAACGACGCGGCGGAACCATCATGTATGGGGTGTATTGAATGAGCGCAGGAATCGAAGTATACAACGATGATGGAAAACTTGTCATTGATGAGAATTACAGAAACTTATGTATGACGCGGAAAATCCTTATAGAATCCCTGCCGTTAATTGGTGCCTCGGGATACCGCGGTTATGTACTTAAGCTTGCAGAAAATGAACAATTATTCGCATTTGAACTCCGTCCGAGAAAGCATATGATAATTTATCCGTATCGGATAGATGAAAAAACATGGGTACTGCATTTCCCATACGGCGAGAGTGATAGAGGATATAACATGCAGGAATCTGAAATTCGCGGTACGCACATTTACATTTTCGGTTTACAGCTTATTCCGAGCGGTAAGCGCTATGGATTAGAAGTATATAACTCAAAAGGAGAACTCTGTTTTGACAGCAACAGTAAGTACATGAGAGTTATAAAATACTCATTCAAGCGAGTTAATAAACCGCAGAATGGGTATTTTTACGAGCCACCGAATTTTGAATATATACCGCAAGATAGAACCTCTGCATTAGTTTGTACAGCAATGACACATCATGGGATGAGTAATGCTTTTGGGAGTGGGGGGTTAATTAATGTAACAATTGTAATTCGAGCTTGGAACGGATCTACCGTATACACAGAAACAAACAAGACTATGCTGTACTACCCGAACGACCCGAACGATGATTATCCCGACGACTGCTTCCAGAAGTATAAATACAATGCGTTAAATGGATATGGTTATATGCTTCTCGATGTCACAAATTATTAATTAAAAGATGTCACAAATTATTAATTAAAAAAGGAGAAAAAATCATGAAAAGAAATTACATTGTAAACGGTAAAGTGTCCTATCCGCAAAATGACGGAGTTTTAACGACTTTTAGTTTTCACAATCCAGAAACTGGAGACATGATGACAATACAGACAACAAGTCAAGAAGAAACCGATGAACTAAACTACGGAGACACAGTCACGCTTGAGATTAAAAAAGCAGAACTCGAAACGGCCGAAGAAACAGAAGAAACCGAGGTGACGGAATGAAACCGCAAGCATTTCAGCACGGAGAAATCCGTGACGAAAACGATAATATCATAAAAGCCGGTGCGTACGGTAAAAATACAGCATTCGCAAACAAAACGAACGATGGCATATTAGACTACATCATTAATAATTTCGAATGGCTTTATGATAAGGTCGCGAACTTTTCGGATTCAGTATCAGAGATTTTAAAACAAAACAAAATCACAAACGAATATAAATCGATATGGGGCTTATGTACAAAAAATGAAAACATAGCCATCGCGAGCATCTGGGTTCTTAATTTTTGTGTAAATATAGCAATTTGGATTGGCGAAAATAAAACGCATAATGCAGGTGATCTACTGTTCACAATTCCGGCTGAATATTCTCCGAAAAATGAGCAAAGAGTGCTGTTTACCGGACAAGCGAGCAAAGTATCTGGGATTGTAAAAATTGCCACAGACGGCAAAGTGACAGTTTTTTCTATCAGCGATACTACGATTGCTGATAGAATCGCGTTCAATTGTATGTATTTTATTTAAGGAGACATCATGATTTTTTTCAAAGGCATTTCTTTTGTTAGGGGGCATATAAAATAATGAGTATGGGGGATATGAGCCCGGAAGCGCTGGAGCGGATTGTGAGAATCGAAACAAAGCTGGATATGCTTGTCGAAATGATTCCGAAAATGCAGGAACTGCAATTAGCTCACGAAAGAGCCGCGCAGAGCGCTAAATCCGCGCATCATCGAATAGACAACATTTACAAGGTAGCGGGGCTTATATCGACCATCGTATCTGTTGTCATCGCGCTGATCGGGAAGGTGTTGTGATATGTTTAGAAAAATATGGAACGCCGCTATACAGTACGCGCCAAAAATAAAAGGTCGAGTACGGACATCAATGCAGATCGTCTACGTGTACGGTGCCGGACTTATCATTTTATTTTTAATGGTGATCGCGGCATGGATACACGATTTTATACGAACAGGAGTAGCGAATACAACGCTACTTATCAATTTTTTTAAAGAGTTTACCGCACCGGCCGTGGTCGGTGCTTTTACTTTTGTGAGTGTTTTTTGTGTAGACAAAAACCGAGACGGACGGCCAGACGCCGCAGAAAAAGAAATAAAAAAAGAAACAAGAAAGGAAGTGCGCAGAGATGACAATAGAGGAATTTCGGCAGGAACTCAAAAATAAACGGAGCTATTTTTATCAATTTCCATGGCCGGTAACAACATATGGACACTGGACGGCAGGACGGTATTTTACAACTTTTCACGGGTATCATTTCTGTGTTGACGGAGATGGAGAGATTATCTATACGAGACCGCTTAATGAAGTGCCGGAAGCTACGTGGCACAGAAATACAGGCAGCATTGCAATTGCTTTGTGCTGCTGCTATAATGCCCGCCCTGGAGATTTAGGAGAATATCCGCCGACGGAAGCACAGATTGAAACGCTGGCGAAGATGTTTGCTGTTATTGCGGAAGTCTTTAATAATCCGATTGATCGCGAACATTTCATGACACACGGCGAGGCCGCTAATAACGACGGTTACGGGCTGTACAGCGGAGAGCCTGACTGCCGCTGGGATTTAGAGCAGCTCTGTGATCAGGACGAAATCGGGACCGGCGGAGACATCATCCGCGGAAAAGCACAGTGGTATTTAGAAAACGGGGTGTAAAATGTATGAAAAGAAGAAAATTATCGCTATTGCTTGCGCTGTCGTTGCTGTTGTCGCCCTGCTCGTATATCTCATATTCAGCGGCACCTCAGGTGACGGAAACGGTAACGATGCAAAGGACACAGCACGAGAGGCTCAAGAGTATAGCACAAAATCAGCAGATGCGGTTAGATCTGCTGGAGAACAAATTAAATCAGCTGGAGAGCAACTCGACAGAAGCATCTCAAGAGTTGACCGAGCTTCAGAATCAGCTAATCGAGTGCAAGAAAGAATTGATGAAAACGCAGAAACAATTGCAGAGTGCAGAAGTCTCATTACAGACGGCAGAAGAGAACTTAACGAAGCTGCAGAACTCTTTAGACAGATTGACGAAGAAAATAGATGAATTGACGCATGATCTGAAACTTGCGAAACGACAAAGAAACCTGTGGTCATACATAGCAGGCGCCGTAGCGACAGGCTGGCTGGTAGACAAATTAAGCAATTAACTGGGCGGGAAACCGCCCTCTTTTTTATTGCATGGTATAAAGATAATTTATAATAAACAACTTGAAAAAGTATTGACAAATCAAGTTGAATAAGATATACTATAATCAAGAGGGGGGGAAGAACCCCACAGGTTATAAAAAAGGAGGAAAACAAAATGAAATTTTATGTAGCAGAAGTACAAAATGTAAACAGCGTAAGAGAAGCGGAAGAAATTTCCGCAAAGGATTTAACGGAAGCTAAAAGAAAAGCAAGCCGCGGACAGTTTTTCCAGGGAACGGTACTTGTTATCGGGACGGAGATAAACCAGGATGGATTCATTATGAATCCACTGGTATATAAAGAACATGGGAAATGGTATGACTTTTAAAAAAGGAGAATTTAAAATGGAAATAAAAAGAAATTGGGGCGGTAAACGCCCCGGTGCTGGTGCCAAAAGAACGTTACCGGTCGGCGCTCGTAGAAGAGCGCTAAGCATGACAGACCGAGAATACGAAAAAATCAAAAAATATTTAATGACATTGAGAGAAAAAAATGAAAATCGAGGATAAGATTAACTGCTGGACAGTAATCAGCACTGATGCACCTCCGGAACATCAATACCATGTTTTATGCCGCTGTATTTGCGGCAAAGAAAAATGGGTGAATTGCTCCGCACTACGACTCGGCAAATCAAAATCGTGCGGGTGTCAGCGTAAGCACAATCGGAAAGAATACGATTTGAAGCCAGAGGATAAAATAGGTTACTGGACGATACTAAGCAATGACGGTGATAGGTTCCTTTGTCGGTGTATTTGTGGCACCGAACGGATCATAAAACATAACATATTAAAAAGCGGAAGATCTCTTTCGTGCGGCTGTCGGCGTAGTGATCATCAGATAAAAGGACAAAAAGAAGGGCGCGAACTGGGACAAAAAATATCGCGCGAAGTGCAGAAGCATGGGCTGTCCGTGGCGTATGCCGGATTCGGTCGAAGAAAAAATAAAAACTCCGGAACAGGAATAACCGGAGTGTCAACTTGGCAAGACAGATATCGGGCGTATATTACAGTTGACCGGAAGCAAATCCATCTCGGAACATTTAAAAAATTAGAGGACGCGGTAAAAGCAAGAAAAAACGCGGAAGAACGATATTTTTCAGAGCGACAAAAAATAGTAGATGAAATAAAAAGAGAAGTAATGCAAAAAGAGCGATAATGATATCGCTCTTTTTAATCTGCCCCCGTTCTGTCAAAAATTCGTCAAAAATCGGAGAAATATACTGAAACATTTTGAAATAAAACACGCGACCATAAATACCAAAAATATAGTAATTATCAGCGATTGAAACACTTTGAATTACTCTGAAATACAGCTACTATATTATCTTGAAAAGTGCAGGATCATGCAGAAGGATGGACGTATTGTTTATTTGACGGAGACGAAAAAAGAGAACTTGTTTTGGAATATTCCGATTGCCAACACAACAGTAATTCTTTTGGGCAGCGGTACTTCTGTGACACAGGCGGCAATGCGGCTGCTCAGCGGCGCCGGTGTACTTGTTGGTTTCTGCGGTGGTGGGGCTACACCGTTATTTGCCGGTACGGAGGTGGAGTGGCTGAATCCGCAAAGTGAGTACAGGCCGACAGAATATGTGCAGGGGTGGCTGTCTTTTTGGTTTGATGAAAAGAAACGTCTTGCTGTGGCAAAGGAGTTCCAGAAAAACCGTATCCGTTTTCTGCAGACAGTCTGGGATAAAGACAATGAATTGGCCGATGAAGGTTTTTTTACCGATGATGCTTTGACAGAAGAAGCGATTTCCGTTTTTAAGAGCCGCATGGAAATAGCGGGGGATGTGACCCATGTATTGGCGGCGGAGGCGGAATTCACAAAAAAGCTCTACAGGTACGCGGCACAGAATACGGAAACAGTCGATTTCACGAGGGAGCGTAATTCTGACCAGCCTGCAAACAGGCTTCTGGATCATGGGAATTATTTGGCGTACGGACTGGCGGCAACGACTCTCTGGGTACTTGGTATTCCCCACGGCTTCGCGGTGATGCATGGTAAGACAAGACGAGGCGCTCTTGTTTTTGATGTAGCGGATTTGATCAAGGATGCCATTGTCCTGCCATGGAGCTTTATCTGTGCCATGAGAGGGCAGAGAGACAGAGAATTCAGACAGATCTGCTTACAGAAGTTTACCGAACATAAGGCGCTGGATTTTATGTTTGATGAAGTGAAACGGTGCAGCAGACTATATGCGGGCGGTGAACGGTCATGA